TACTTCTTTTATTTTATTATCAAAATTAGAATTAATATTAAATTGATGTCCATCTTTATGTTTAGCCTCTATATTAAGATTCTTCATTTTATCTTTAACATTTCCAAATATACAATAAATAAATCTTAAAAATATAATAAAAGCTATAAAACCAAGCGTTATAGAAATAAAAGTGTACAAATCCATCTTAGTGTTTTAGTTCCTTTTCAACTCTTTAATATTTTTAGTATTCTTTCAAATCTTTTCTGCCTATCATCAAGTCCGTTGTATCCGCCGTTAATAAGTTTTGTAACTCCTTTTACATCGCCTTGACGTGCTAGCAAACTGCAGCCTTTTTCCTGCCAAAATAATAATGCAATTTCTATTGCATTATTAGGCTCTTTTGCCAAATCTGGATTATTAACTAAATCAGCATTTATTTTTTTACCGTAATTTCTATAATTATTTTTTCCAGTAAGCTGTATTATCCCTCTTCCTCTATATTTATAGCCTTCATCTTGGCCATTACCTAAACGTCCGCCGTAAACAAAATTGCCTATAGCCTCAGCTCCTTTAATACACAATTGTTTAGCATTATCTAAACTACCAACTCTTTTTTTGAAAACATCAAAAAGCCTTTGAGGAGTATATCTGAAGCTCTCTTCAAGCCTTTTATAATCATTACTTTCATGCGTAGTTTGTGCTAAAAACATAGCAGCTTCTTTTTTATCCGTAATATTGTATTTTTGAAAAGCATTATTTAATGGCATAAGCCATTTTATATTTATACCGATTTTATTTAATATATTTTCATTAAACATATATCACTCCTCTTTATTTTTTTCCTGTAATTCGTATACTTTTATATATTCAGTATTTGATTTCTGTTTTGCTATTTGAAGAGTTACTTCTCTTTGCTTTAATACTTTAATTTCTGTTTCTATATTCACTATAGCTTCGCTGTATTGATACGATGTATTCGCATGCATTGATATGTTATATCCGTTATACACAACTTTACCTTCATGTTCTTTTAATATTTTAAGAACATCATCTTTCATAGACTCAATATTTTCGCTATTCTTTTTCTCATCATTTTTTAGCTTAATATATTTTTCTATTAATGATATTTCTTTTTTATTTAATTCTGTTATACTCTCTTTTGACATGTTTTATCCTTATATTTTTTTATATACTTATATAAAAAAATATAAGGATAATTCATTTCTTATATAAAAAATTATAAAATATACGGCATTATTTGTATCATTGATTCTTGAAGCTCTTTTTTTATATTATTCAGTTTTTGGGAAACATTGCTTTGAGACATTTTTAATTCTTCTGCTATTTGTTTCTGCGTATATCCTTTTGACAGCAAAGAAAGCATTTTTCTTTGATCTTTTTTAAGTAATGCTATTATTATTCTTTTACTGTCTCTATCTTCTAGTTTTGAAAGACCAAAAGTATATATAACATTTGATAGATCTATTTCAAATGCATTGAATGTAGCATCAGAATAAATATCATTATTATTTTTTTTATTTCTTATTATTTTTTTCATATCATCGCATAACTGTATGCATTTATCTCTATTACTGCATAAATTACAAGTTTTAGTATTTTTTTTCATTTTTTATCTCCATAAATTATTTATGTGCTCTGCAATTTTTATAGCATCATCAGTATTACAAATATTTGTAATATTTAATTCTTTTTTGGCTGAATCTATATCATGTTTCAATTCAATATATTCTGCATAATTATAGCTGTATGCTATATCTTCTACTGACATATTATCTATTGCCATAACTCCTAAACTCGTAATCATAATGCCTCCTCAAAATTATAATTCTCTTAGCTTAATTACATTATCAAATATATTAAGTTTGAGTATTTCACACTTACAAGGTTTTATATAATAACTTCCATCTTCTCTTTTATATTCAAACTCCACTATATCAAATAATTTTAGAAAATCTAAAGTTTCATAATATTCAAAAGTGTAATATTCTTTTAATAAATACCTGCTTCTCATTATTTCATTAGATAAGCTTACAGCGTCTTCTTTTCTTTTTAATAACGTTTCAAACTCTTCATGAGCATTTATTCTATGTCTTTTTTTAGCCTCTTCTTCAAAGTCAGTATTTTTATATGTGGACTTTAATAAATCATATTTAATGCTGCAGCTTGATAAATATTCACCTTCCTCTACTGTTTTATCAACTCTTCCCATACAGTATTGTTTTATTTTGTATTTTGCTTTATTTTCACGAAATCTTGTACTAATAAAATCTATTTTATTGTCATATATCTCTAATCTTCCTTGCTCTAAAAATGAAAGTTCTCCTATGAAATCAAGTGTAGTTTTTTTATTATCATTATCAAGCAAAACAGCTATTTCTCTTGAACGTTCTTCTTCAAGCTGCCAATTTTCTATGTTATAATTTTCTTTAATGTATGCTATGTTCTCATAATCTTCTAAAATCTCACGCATTAAAGTTAAAGATTTATAAGGAGGAATATCTATTTCCGCATATATTTCATATAAATTATCATTAGTATCTGTTATAGAATGTACTTGTTTATGCCCTCTAAAAATTAACTGACCTTTTTCTTTATCTAATGTCCATACTCTTTGTTCCCCTTTGTTATCTTGATAATCCTTAAACTCAGGAATAAATATCTCAAGTTCTCCGCTTATAACTTTTCCATTTTCACGTTCTATTATTTCACTTTCGCTCTCTGGTGTTTCTATAAAATATATATGAGGTTTTAATTTATTTTCATCAAGAGGATCGTTCCTATTAACAATATTTTCTATAGCATGCCTTGAAGTGTCGCATATTTCAAAAACTACTTCAGGAATCAAATCAGGATTTAAAATATCAGGAGTATAATATTTTATAGGTTTTAATTTTACTATAATACCATGTCCTGCTGCTAAAGTTCTGCAGGTGTCAATAGTATCTTCTCCGCTTTGAACATTCTCAGGGAAGTTCTTTAAATCTGAGTATTCTTTTTCATTAAAAACATTTTTAGGAAGCTCAGCAGAAAAAGAAGCTCTTATATCTGAAGCTGTTATTGTTACAGTTTCTAAAAAAGCATAGTCAGGCTTTTGAATAAAACCAGAGAATATAATTTTAGAATCTGAAAAATCGCTGCCGTCAAATACCTGCCTGACTAAAAATCTATTGCCATATAAATTACTAAAATCATCAAAAAGTCCGTCATCATTTCTTAATGTAACAGACATTTCATTTGTTTGAATAGTGTCAAATGCAAGCGAATCCCCTTCTATATCCACTGTATCTATCTCCTCAACTCTAGGTTCTATGTATATATTATTTAATTCAGTAATTAGACTATTATTACTATCAAGCACCGAAGGTGGACAGGCGTCCCATTCACGTGTGGAGAATAATCTTTTTATATTTATAATAATATTTTTCTTGCTGTAAGGAGTTTCAAAGTTATTAAAATGTATGGCTATATAATTTATTTTATTTTCTGTATATTGATAATAAGATTTATTTTGCTGATAAAGAGCTTCTAAAGAAAATACTTCTATATATCCTCTGTCATTGTCAACACTGATAGAACCTATATTAAATAAATTATATAATTCATTTTCTTCTATATTAAATAATTCATTAAAATAAGAATCTCTGTATAATGAATATATTTCATTAATACTTGCAACCCATACACCTCCAGAAGGTGCGAATATTAATCTAGTATCAGGACTAGAAATATCAAGTTCTATAATATTAGCAAAACTTTTAAGCATTCATATAACCTATTTCTGCATATATTCTATAACTGCTGATCCATTTTCTCCATTATTCATTCTTGTTGGATTACCATCCATATATCCGCTAACACCTCCAGCTCCTACAATAATTTTAATTTTAGAAGAAGCTCCTAACATATCTCTATTTATATCTACTGTAGCAGCAGATCCAGAACCTCCGCCTATAGAACCTTTATCACCTATATTATGAGCTATACCATCCCCTCCATTTCCACCACTTGCTAAACATTGGCTATTTAAAATACCGCCTCGACCAGGTGTTCCCTTATATCCATCTGAACCTTGATATAATTTACCTTGTCCGCTAGCTTTACCTGCTAATCCTGAACCTTGATTTAATCCTGTCATTTTTCCGCAACCACCGCCGCCGCATGTTGTTATAGCTGTATCATTTATTAATACCTGAGAATTGCCTCCATTGGCAGCATTATGATACCCATTATCTCCTGTTTCTATTATGGTCATACCAGCACCACCGCCGCCTGAAGTTATATGTACAGTTATGCTATTAACATCACTTGGAAAATCAAACTCATGTTCTCCAGCTTCGAAGGTTACTGTTTTTCTTTTTAATGTTAATCCTTTTCTTTGAAAGTCATTAATATTCCAATATTTTTTATCTACATAGCCGCCTAGATTGGCATCATATTTCATTGACAATCTTAAATATTTCTCTTTTATTATATTATTCTCATCTTTTACATAAAAGCCTCTATTATCATAATCATAATCAGGAAATCTGTTTCCTAACATTTCACTATATCCGCCTGCTATTTCCGCTCTTAAATAATCATTATCTTTATTATCAACATCTCTTACTATAACAAGTTTTATAAATCTTAAATCTTCTTTAACATCTGTTATATTATCAATTAGTTTTATATTTTCATTTGTTTCAAATAATCTGCCTTCAAACTCACAGATACTTCCTGCCAAAATATTTGGAAGTTCTCTGTCTGTATCATTCCAATGATTTAATTTTATGCCATCGAAGGCCGTGTGAAGCATACGCATTTTCTGCATAATAATATTCTGCTGTCTATAGCTGTCTAGTAAATTGCTTGGATTTTCTTCTGGTTCTTTAATTAACTTAAACATTAATACACCTCATTATTATACATATCAAAATAATCTATTTCATAATATCCATTTTTGGTTATTACTAATGGAATATATTTGCTTATTTCCTCATTATTGATTAAATAAAAACCTCCCAGCTCTTCATTATAATAGCAGTCTAAACTGCTTACTATTTTGGTATCTAGGTTTCTGCCGTTATTAATTAATTTTAATAGAATGTATTTATTGCTGTCATTATTTGTATTGTCTTTTAATACTATATGCTTTTTAGTTTCATATATTGAATAGCAAAACATACATATAGAACCTTTTCGTATAAACGGCATACTGCTTTTATTAGAGAAATCTATTTTTATACCCTCGAATGCAGTATGCAGAAATCTTGTATGTTTTAATAATTCGTTCTGTCTTTTATATCCCTCTTCAATGCTAAGAGGTATGCAGGAAGGTTCATAAACGAGTTCAAACATATTATTTAATCCTTATTATTCATAAAAAATTGTTCGCTATAATATGTATGTCAAGTAAACTTGCCATACGCTCACAATTTTTTATTTTATTTCTCTAAATGTTAATTCTGTAGAGTACTGATATAAATCATTTTTTGATTTTTTAAAATCTATTTTTTCATTAGTACATACATAGAGTCCAGATTTCATATAATATTTAGCTTTTGATATAGTATTATCTTTTACAATAGTTTTTGATTTTACAGCAGTTCTTTTTTCTATTGTTTCTGTCATCGTATTTATCTTGCTTCCATATTTAGATAATCCGTATTTGCTTATATTATATCTTGCTGTTTCTATATCAGAATTACCATTTTCTATAATCTCATCAGGACTTATTGTTTCTTCTATCCAAACTTGAAGTGCAAAAGGTTCAAAATTACTAATATCAAAAAAGTTTATTATTTTCTCTTTATCATCATTAGTAAGATATGGAAAAGATACTTTCCAAGTATCATAGCTTTTAGCAGGAAGTTTTCTATAAAAATAATGACCTGTTAAAGAAAAATATTGATTATGAGTATAATTTATAGTATGCGTTTTTTGTTTATCGTGCGGAGGAAAATCTACTCCTTCGCCTAGTATTAAATATCCGCATTCAAGTATATTGCCGTCTTTATTTTCTTTGATAAAAGTTATTTTTACTTTTATGAACTCTACAGCAGCTATATTATGAATAGCCTGTTTATTTATAATATTAATATTATATATTAAAGTATTATTTTCCGTATTAGTTATTTCTAATCTTATTTTATCCGCATTAGTATTAAATACAGCTATTTCATTTATAATGCCGTTTCCTGATAGTGTTAAACTTCCTTCACTTTCACTTGCAAACTTTCCAACTTCAAGAGTTTGATAATTAAACATATTAGAAATAGGGAAAAAATCATCTTCACTAGAGAAAGTATATTCAAAATTATTAAAAATATTATCCCATAATAGCCTCATAATATTCCCCTTTGCGATACCACCTTAACACCTCTTTTGCTTAAATTAAGCATTGTGCTTGCCACTATCTTGCCGTCAAGCATTAAATAAACAGGCTGATTGAAACTTGTTTCTGACTGTGTATTTACTTCATATATTCCATCATTATTTTTTGCAGCTTCAAAAATCTGGCTTCCTATTTTTGACAATATTCTATCTTCAAGAGGTATAACCGCTTCATCGCTTGCTCCCTCTCCGATTACAGCATTAATTCCTCCGTTTCTTCTTTCTACAAATCCGCCTTTTGCCAAGTATTTAGGTTCTTGCGGTTTAGCTTGGGATAATGTTGCCAAGTTAACAGAACCAGCTGCTATAATTCCAAGCAAAGTTGCATAAGCAACTAAGTTTGCAGGGAAAGGAACTGCCATTGCTGAAGCTAAAGCACTTATGCCTGCTTGTGCTATAGAAGCCGTTGCCTGAGCCAAAGACATTTTCCAACTTTCCATTTGAGAATTATATTCAAGCCTCATCTTTTCATTATTGTAGTTTTTTTCTACTTCCATCTGTTTGGCTTTGGCTTCTTCTTCTATTTGTATTTTAGCTAGTTCTTTTTGTTTTTCTTCAAGTTCAGCTTTTATTCTCTCCTGTTCATAAAGTCCTAGAGCAACTTTTTGTCTATTTTGTAATTGTTTTATTTCTTTTAATAAACTCTGCTTTTGAGAGTTCTCCATTATTCCTATAGCTTCAAGTCTTGCTTTCTTTTCTTCTTCTATCGCTTCTAATGCCGCTTCTTTTCTTTCCTCATTTTTCTCTTGTTCATATTCTATAGCTTGTATTTTCATTTCCTGCACAGCAGAATAAAAATCACTTGTATAGCCGATTGTGTCATTAAGCATTTGAAGCCAATTGGCACTAAAATAACTTGCAAGGCTTTGAGTTGGAGTTTTCCAAAGCTCACCGAACTTCTCTTTTAATATTTCTACTTGTTCAGTTGTAAGTTCTAATTCGTTTGTTATGCTCTCTATGCCGCTTCTTACTATTTCGCTTTTCTGTCCTTGCTGTTCGGCTTCACTTACTTTATCACCGAACTCCTCAGCAACTGCCACACCTCTTTCATAAGCTGATATACTATTTTCTATTTCTTTTACTAATTCTGAAAATCTATCAGTTTTTATGCTGTCTAATGCGTATCCGTAATTATCACTTAAATACTTTATCTGATTAGTATTCAAGTTTAATGCTGTACTCATTTCTGTGAGTATAGCACCTACTTTATCTTTTTTAGCTTCAAGAGCTTCAGCATCACTTATTTCAGCACCCATATTACGAAGGTTGCTGACTCTTCTTTTTTCTTCTTCCTCCGCTTGTTTCAATAGAGCTAAATAATCTTCATAACTTTTTGTTTTATCTTTAGTAGATTTAGATAAATTATTATTCGCTTCTATCTCTTTATCTGTTATACTAATACCATCTATTGAAAGAGCTTTTCTTTCTCTAATGCTTGTATTTAATTTAGTAATTTCAGCATTCAATGCATCCTGCTGAGATTTCCATTTTTCCGCTTCTTTTCTAGCTTCTTCTAATTTATCAGCACGAACTGCACCTGCTGCATCTAATGCATTTAAATCCTGATATATTCCTGTGTCAAAATATGCTTTAGCTTTATTATATTCTTCAGTTACTTTTTTATAATTTTCAGAAGCTCTTGATAATTTCTCAGTTTCTTCTGAAGTTAAAAAATCTTCATCTTTAGCTTTCCTAGCATCTATCACACTGTATGCATCAAGCATCTTTGTTTTTAGATTTGGAAATAATGAAGTAAGTTCTTCTGTTAATTCATTTAATCTTTTTGTTTCCTCTGCATCAAGATTTTTTGCTTTTGCTAAATTATTATATTCTCTAAATAGTAAAGCTATATTATCAGCTTCTCTATTTAATCCCATTAAATCAGATGTATCTGCAGTAGAATTATCATAAAGCTCTTTTTTTAATCTTCTTATTTCTTGTCCTGTCTTATAAGCATTTACTGCCAATATGGCAAGACCAGCACTAACCGCTGTAATAATTCCGATTGGTGTAGCAACCATTACAGTATTTAATGCTTTCCAAGCTGTGCTTAATCCTTGAATAGAACTAGCGGATGTTTTTAATGTAGATACCGCATTTTTAAAATCTGATATAGTTTTCTTAGCTTCTGTTAATCCTTTTCCAAGTCCCACTATACCTTTTAATGCAGGACCGAAGCCTGCTGCTAAAGCAACAAATCCTACACTTGCAGCTTGCAAAGGTGCAGGCAAGTCGCTGAATGTTTTTATTAATGATATTATAGTAAGAATCATTTTTTCAGCGAGAGGAACTGCTTTATCTCTTATAACAGGAAGTAAATCTTCATTAACAACAGGAAGAAGGCTGTTTCCAAGCTCTATTACTAAAGCACTAAGTTCTGATTTTATTTTTTCAAACTGTCTTGCTGGACCATCGTCTATTTTTTTGAATGCCTCAGCTGTAGCACCTGCTGAATTATTCATTTGATCTAAAGCATCTTTGAACTTACTAGCATTCTTTCCAGATAATGCCAAAGCAGCATTTACTGCCTCAACGCTGCTGAACATAATAGAAATATCTTTATTATTTTTATCAGCAGCTTCGCTCATCATTTGAAGAGCTTCCTGAAGCGTACCGCCTTGTGCTATAAAGTCTTTGAAGGTTTGTCCTGTTAATACTTGGAATGTATTAGCAGCAACTGTACCTTCTTTATTAAGCTCTACTAAAGCTTGCCTAATCTGCGTTGTAGCCACAGAAGTAGGCGTACCCTGTGCAGTCATTACAGCAATAGCAGCTCCTATATCTTCAAACTGAACACCTAATGCTGAAGCGGTAGGAATGACATTAAATAAAGATTTTGATAACTGAGTAAAATCAGTTTTTCCTAGCTTTACAGTTTGAAACATTATGTCAGAAGCTCTATTAACATTAAGAACTTCTGTTCCATAAGCATTTGTCACTGAAGTAAGTCCGTCTACTGACGTTTTTAATTCAGCAACACCTGCAACTGAAGCTTCAGCTGCTGTTTTTAAGAAGTCAAATACATTTTCTCTAGGAACTCCTGCAGAAAGTGATTGATATAAAGCAGGTACTACTTCTTCAGGTACTTTTCCGATTTCTTTAGAAAAAGCCAAAGTTTCCTGCTTTAAAGATTCAAAACCTTCATTACTTAATTTAGGAAGAAGCGTAAGAACCTCACGCATTCCATTATCAAAATCAGTAGCTTTTTTAGTTGCTAATGCAAAAGCTGTTGTTCCTGCCGCTATTGGAACAGTTAAACTTTTAGTAGCTAAAGAACCGAACTTATCAAAAGATTTACCTATTTTATCAAAACCTCTTTCTAAGTCGGTTGTTTTATCTTTAAGTTTTCCAAATGCTTCAATAGCTTGGGAAGCATCTGCATATATACTGACATTTAAGCTGCTCATTTATTTAATTATCCGTTATTATTGTTTCTATTTCCCAAAGCCCTTGCTTTTCTCTTCTTATAGTTTTATTTCCCTGCTTTGTTTCTGTTACATTATTATCTGACTTTGTTTCTTCTTGAACTTCGATTATATAAGGCAAATTTAAAGAAGATGTATAATAGAGCAGAAGTCTTTGCAAACTCATCTCCATCATACAGTCTTCTGTCCAGCCATAACTATGAGCTAGATGTGCCAACAATTTTATTAGTTCTATTTTTATTAGTTTTCTTTTTTTTTATTTTTTGTATTAACCTCTTTTGTTTCTTTTGAATCAGTTCCTGCATGAAGATAAGATTCAAATATCATATTCAGTAATTTTAATAATTGATCATAATTAAACTCTTCCAATATTTTTTCTCTATCTACATTTGCATTTTGTCTTTCTATAAGCGGAATTGCTATTTCATCAATCAATATTTCAGAATTAATCTCTTCACCATTTCTCAAGGACTTAAAATAATTATTTACTTTAAGAGCTATTTTAAGAGGTAGATTATTAACATTAATTTTATAATCTCCAAGCGTTGCATAAACTGCTTTCTGTTTACTAAACTCTTCTAAATCTGTAATTACTATTTCCATAATTCTTATTCAAACTTTCCCCAAAAAAAAGATCATAGGGAAGCTTTACTTCCTCCTAATTTTTTATTAAGCTGCAACATTAATAACAATGTCTAATTGTTTATCTTCATTGCCTGCTTTCTTAGCTGTTATCTTCAATGTTACAGTTCCAGCAGCCTTACCTGTAATAGTGAATACTTTATCAGCATCATTGTATTCAACATCAATAAAGCCTTGTTCTTCTGGCTCTATTAAATATGTTATTTCATCAGCATTGCTTGTAAGATTTATTGTAGGTTTTTCTCCAACTCTTAAATCTAAACTTTCTTTGTTAGCTGATAAGGTGAGGGCTTCTACCACATTAATTGGTATGCTAAGTTCCATGTCTTCATTACCTGCTTTTTTAGCTATGACTTTTAATATACCATTACCTGCTTTTTTTCCTGTTACAGTAAATACTTTATCTGCATATTCAGCATCAAAATAATCCTGTCCATCTGGCTCTAATATTTTATCTATAGTATCAGCGTTACTTGTAAGATTTAAAGTAGGTTTTTCTCCAACCCTTAAATCTAAACTTTCCTTGTTAGCTGATAAGGTGAGGGCTTCTACCACATTAATTGGTATGCTTATTATTTTATCTTCACATCCAGCTTTTTTAGCTATAATTTTTAATACAGCCTTGCCTGCTTTTTTTCCTGTTATAGTAAATATCTTATCAGTGTCATTATATTCTGCATCAAAATAATCTTGCTCAGTAGGTTCTAAGCTATAATCTATAGTATCAGCATTGCTTGTAAGATTTACATTCGGTGCTTCACCAACTTTCAAATCTAAACTTTCCTTGTTTGCTTCTAAAGTAAGTTCATCTTTTATAACTTCATCTTCTTCATCATCGCTGACTGCTTGTTCATCTTCATAACATGCAAGCTGTTCTCCGCTTTTCTGACTGCCTGCTAAAGTTGCTGAAAAACTCAATTTTCCTATTAATACATCCTGTGCTTTATCTGAAGGGAAGCTAAACTCTAAACCGCCTGCTATTGAAGCCTGTGGTAAATATATTCTTAATTGTTTACCTTCAGCATTAGTATTAACTATCATTATGCATTTAGGTTTTATTTTAGAACTTTTTCCGCCTGTTGTCATACGAACCATTTTAGGCATTATTCTAGTATATGTTATAATTAAAGTATCTGTGCTAGGAGATATTTTACTATCTGTAATTTTTATTCCATTAGTTCCTATTTTTTCGTAGCTTGATTCTTCTATGAGAATATTTCCCATAGAGTTTTTCTTTTCTACTTTAGTTATTGTAACTTCGCTTCCATCTGCATTCTTAAATGGAACTTTTATTTCTTCACCTCTTTTATATGTATCTGATTCTACTATATACTCTTTTGTAACTTCTGTTTTACCATCATATTCGTCTATATTATCAATACCACCTCTTGCCATAGCATAGTTTTTAAAATTAATTTCTAAGCTATCAAGTGTTAATTCTATTTTATGTTCTGTTTGTAAAGTGGTTATAGTTCCTGCATTGTCGCTTTCTATATCCGCTGTAGACATAGTTTCTTTTAGAGCAATGCTGCGTGCCGCTCCTATGTCTATAAGGTTATCAAATCTATCTCCAATTAGAACCTTTGCACTTCCGTATCTTACTGTTCTTCTTGTTTGTACTTGTGTTTGAGTCATAAAGTCTCCTTATAATTAATATTTATATAATATATTTACTATGCTTACAGCTTGATAAAAATCTTCAGTATAATTATGTGTTTCATTTGAAACGCTGCATCCGCATATTTCTGTATCATCAATAATAGCTGTTAAATTGGTAAAATATTTGCCTATTGCTCTTTGTATATTCAATGCTTTATTCAAATCATTAGAATATACGGCTATTTGATAAACATTTCTGCCATATTCAAAATCATAATGCGGTGTACTGCTTATTAAAGAATAAACTATATATGTTTTATTGTTATCTATTTGAGAATCAGAAACGAAATCTAAATAAACTCCGTCTGCCTCTCCTTTTGTTATTTCTCTAAGTATTGTATATATAGCATTCTCAATCATTTCTTGTTGTTTGCCTTATCTATTGCTTGCTGTATTTTTTGTTTTATATATTCTTCTATAACATCCTTTTTACTTTCAAAAATAGGAATTAAAAGAGGCTGAGGAGGCTGAGAAACTGTCCCATATTCAGGGAAGCGTACATAATATCTATCTCCCTGTTTTTTATACCATTTTATTTTATTCTTAGATGGAACTCCGCCGCCTTTTTTTTCTAATGTTCCAACTTTTATAGCTACTGAAGTGTCGCTACCTTTTGATGATTTTCTTTCTTTTACATCATAGTATTTATCTTCACTCCAGCCTCTGCTTTTTGCCTCAGCATTGGCTTCTTTTGCTATTTCATTTCCTGCTTTTCTAGCTCCTGCTTTTATAGCTTTTTTGAAATCGCCTCCTAGTTCTTCTAAAGTCTTTCTGAACTCATCAAGTCCTTTTATACTTATAGAAGTTTTTCTGCTTACCCCTGACATATTATACGCTTTTATTATTTAGCAATTTTTTTATTGTAAATATGCATTCTGTATTTTTATATGAAACATTCTCTCTATAAATTACTTCATAAATATCATCTTCATTATTTATTTTGGCCATCATTCCTTTAGTATCAAACTCTTTGAAATAATGAGTATGTACTTTTAAAGTTCTTTCTAAATCTTTTCTTTTACCTTGCTGTATATCTTTGTATGTTATATCTTCAATAGAACATTTTACTTTTCTTAATTCTTTTAATTGAGTTTTTCCTGTTCCATTTTTATTATCTACATATTCAGATATATAAAAAGTTATAGTATGAATTAATTTTCCAACTTTCATAAAGTAAACTTTTCCCTAGCAATAGCCAATAATCTATGCACACCTTCCAAAGCTACTTTTTCACTTTGACTGGCTTCTCCTGTTTTGCTTTCAAAATAATGAGTAGCAAGTCCAAGAATTGCATACTTAACTTCAGCAGGGCAATCAATTCTTTTGTATTCTGTTTCATTAACTTTATTACAATAGCCGATTGCACTGTCTAAAGCCAATTGCAGTATATCATCATCATAGTCAATGCCTTCTAAGTTTAGAAACTTTTTGAACTCTGACAAAGTAACTACTCTGTCATCATAACCTTCTTCGACTACTTTTTCGACATCAATGTCTATACTATTAATATCTTCAGCCTCACTACTCATTTTTTATACCCTAAAATTAATTATTAACCAGCTGGTTGACTTTCTGCCTTTGCAAATGGTTTATCATGTGCTACCAATCTTACAAATGCTGATTTTTGTATAGGAGCTCCATCCCCCCAGTAGGATACTTGATATCCCACTTGGTTAGCTTTACTGTATAACTCATATAAAACTTGAAGCTCCATAGACAAACTGTCCATAATCCAATAATAATCTAGGTTTCCTAAAAAACCGAAATATTTTGTAGCTTCTAGCTTATCTTCTATAAAGTCATTTTGTATTACAGGTATTCCAAGTAGAGTGCTTGGCTTACCTACTACTAAACTTTCCTGCCATAATGGGCGATCCTGCTTATCTTTTAATTTTCTTAATGACGCAATAGCTTTCCTGTTAAGCATCCACACCGCACCATCTTGGTATCCGCTTTCCAAACAACTAACAGCATCTACTAATCCATCATAAGTTATAGCAGCAGTTGCAGTTCCTACTTTGATATCTCTATCAGTTGGAATAGCAGCTGTATTATCTGAAGTCTGTGCGAATATTCCTAAAGGCTTGTCTTTACCATCACCATATAAATAATTATATTCCAATGTACCTGATAATTTGGATACTATTCTTTGCTTTACAAATTCTACAATATCTATATTGCTTTGTTTTATTAATCTCTTAGTAATTCTAACTAATTTAGTAAGTTGATTTGCTTTCATCTCTCGCTTACCAAAAGACATATCTTCATCTTCTGGAACTTCACCTATTTCTGGTGTCCATTCAAAATTATTTAAATCACTTGTTAGTGTAGGTATTCCTATGTTGGCATACCCACTCATAGCAGGAAGTATATATGCTCTTGTTCTTATTCGTACTATTTTATCAAGTTCTCGGATAACTTGTTTTACAAGATACTGAGGGGCGATAGTATTACCGCCACCTTCAGCAACTCCTGCCTGAAGTGTTTCTCTTATCTCTTTATCATCACCTGATCTAAACCATCTAGCAACTTTAGCTCTTAATTCAGATTCATTATCAGCATCGGAAGTATCTAAATTATCAGCTGTATTTCTTTTATTCATAGAAGAATTAGTTTGAAGCGATAGAAGTTTATCATATCTTTCTATCTCTTTATTTCTATTTTCCACAACCTGCATTAAAGTATCTATATCATTATCTAATTTTGATATATCATCTTTTTTGATGTTTCTCTCTTCTATACTCATAGAAGCATACGCTTCTCTTTTTTGCATAAGTTCATCAATAGTTGTTAAAGCTAAAGCATTTTTATTTTTTAGTTTTTCTATTAAAGCTCTTAATTCTTCTGGTTTCATAATTTGATACTCCTTATTGTTATTTATTTTTTATTTTTAGATATTGTATTTTTCGCTTATATTCCTTACTTCTATCTTCAAAGCCATCATTCTCTACAGGTATAGGTTTATCCGGAGGTTTGGGAATATATCCATCATTATTTTGATCTCTAACATTTGTTTCTGTATAAGCAGGAAATGTTACTAATGATATTTCATGCAAAGTAATTTCTTCTACTTCACGAATAGGCATTCCGTATTCTTTTAATGTTTCTTTATTGTCAATCCAATTTTCTCTTACTACTTTGAAGCCGAAAGACATTTGCTTTATATCGCCTCTGTCTACGCTTTCTTTTAAATCTCTTGCCCAAGTAGTATTTGGAAGTTCCACTTCAAAATATAAACCCTTATCATCTTCCCTTAAAATCAATGTGCCAGCACTTTTTCTGCCGAGAACATATCTTGTATCATGTCCCCAAAGACATACTTGATCGTTTTCTAATAATGATTTAGTAAAAGCACCTCTGTTTATACGCTCTCTAAATAAATCACCATAAAGAGGCTCACTTAAAGAATTATATACAATAGCATAGCCTCTTAATTTAAGAGGTTCTTCTTCTGTGCTTTTTTGAATATCAATATCTATACTTCTAATTTCATTATTCCTTACTGGCATTTTTATTTTCCTCTTCTATTTTTTTATTTTCATCATTATTATTTATATTAAAGTTTTGATTCTCTTCAGTTTCTTCGTATACACTTTTTATTGGTCTTATTTGCTGAGAACAGAAATACTCATTTCCATATTCATCTTCTACTTCATTAAGATTTTCTTGTCTTCTCCATTCATTTCTAGTAAGAATACCATTATTCAATTTTATTTGATTTGCTTGCTGTCTTGTAAGAGTATCACCTCTCAAAAGTCCATCCAAATTAAACTCTATATTATATTTTTTTCTTTCTAATCCACTTAATAAATATCCGTTTAATGCTTTTTCTATACGAACGCACCACGGCCTTATTGTATGAGTAACAAACTCTATACTTTGATGTTCTATATTATTATTTGTACTTCTGCTTAAATCACCGATTAGGTGAGGAGGTACACGGAACACTCGGCATATTTCTTCTACTGAAAATCTTCTGCTTTCCAGAAACTGAGCATCTGACAAGTTCATTGTTATAGGGTCTATCTTCATTCCTTCTTCAAGAACAACTATACCTTTTTCCCAAGCATCTCTGAAGCTTTCTTTTAAGTTTTTTTTAGCATCTGAACTTAATTTTTGCGGATGTGAAATAATTGGAACTTTTTTAACGCCATTAGAAAAGAAATCTAATGCAAAATTATCTTGATAAAGTCCTGTAGTTATTTGCTTACGCATCATAGCTATTGGACTGTATCCTATCACTCCGTTCCATCCAAGTCCTGCTATATGCATAACTTGTGATGGAAATAAAGTTATTATTTTTCCATCATCAGAGTATTCAAACATTTTATTGCCGTTTGAATCTCTATATACTTTAATTTTATTAGAATCTATTAAATAAAGTTCTGTTACCCTGTTGAAATTATCTCTTACTACTTCTACAAAACCATTGCCTTGCAAAAGTATTTGAGTGATTAGACTCTCCATAAATGATACTGATGTGCATTCTTCATTAGGTGAGTCATGTAATAAGCTATATAAAGAATGATCTTTAGCTTTTACTTTATTATTCCCATTTATTTTATATACAAAAAGAGGTAAAGTTGCTATTGTTTCAGCTATAACTCTCACGCATGCAAATACTGTAGAGAAAGTTAAAGCAGTATTAGGATTGACTGCTGATAGAGTTTTATCATTTTGAATTGATAAAAAATTACTTCCATCTATATGGCTAAAATCAGGAAATAGCCATTTTTTTATATAATTCCTTATATTTTTTATTACAGACATATAATATATAAAAAAATATAAGGAAATATAAGTATTAAATTGTTATTTTATTACAAGAACTTAAAGTCCCACTGTGTGCCTTTATTTTTACTTATTACGGTATTTGTATATACTGTATTTTTAGTTTTTTTATTATTGATTTTTTATCTTTTTAAGATAGAATATAATATATGTCGATATTATTATGTAGAGGGAAAAATTTGATGTTATATAAATATTTTGAAGAGAATAAGAATAATATTATTGCCAAAAGAAATAAAATATGGATTAAAAATAGAATATTTCCTAAATGGATAAATCCAGAAGAAATAGATTTGGAGCAATTTTTTACAAAAGAAGATACTGCTAAATATTGCTACAATAATCTATTATCTTTTTTATACAAAGAAAAAATAGATATATCAAATTATACTTTTGTTGAGCCTTCAGCTGGTAATGGATCTTTCTTTAACTTATTAGATTCAAAAAATAAAATAGGATTAGATTTAATGCCTTTATCTGATGGTATATTGGAACAAGATTTTTTACTATGGTCGCCTGATGATTTGACTAAAAAGTATATATTTATAGGTAATCCTCCATTTGGTTACAGGGCTTGGCTTGCTTTAGCTTTTATGAACTCAGCAGCACAATATGCTGATTATATAGGATTTATATTGCCTATGTCATTTCAGAGTGATGGAAAAGGTTCTCCAAAAAATAGAGTAAACAATATGAAGTTAGTACATTCTGAAATACTTCCAAATGATAGTTTTTATAGATTAGATAATAAAAAAATTACTGTGAATGCTTTATGGCAAATATGGAAAAAAGGGAATAGTGATTTAGAAGAAAAGAAGTCTTGTGATGATTGGGTAGATATATTTACTGTTGATACTAGAAAAGAAAGAACTTGCGGAATAGAAAAGATGAATAATGCTGATTTTTTTCTTCAAAGAACATATTATACACAACAGCCTAAATTAGTAAAAGATTTTTCAGAAGTAAAATATGTATGCGGATATGGTATTATAATAAAAAAATCTAAAAGAAAAGTTGAAAATATATTAAATAGTATAAATTGGAATGATTACAGTAATTTGGCAACGCATAATTGCAGACATATAAGTATGTATCATATAGAAAAAGCCTTAATAGATAGGGGAATTGTTAATGCCTGATAGTATTTATAGTGAATTATTTTTACATATTTTAGAAAAATATCATAATCATTCTAAATGGGATAATGCAGAATTTAAAAAAATAAAAACACTTTCTAATACAGGTGTAGGAAGTGTTGGTCAGGATTTTATTCATGAATTATGTAATAAATTAAATATTAATTCTAAACTTTCTAAAAAGTCTACAGATGTAAGAGATAAAAATGCATATGATATAGAAATAGAAAATATTGATTTTGAGATAAAAACTGCAACTGAAGATACAAATTTTAATTTTCAATTTAACCATATAAGATATCATAGAAAATATGAGGCTATAATTTGTTTAGGTGTCTCTCCAGATGATTTATATTTTAATATATGGTCTAAGTCTGATATTTTAACAGGTAAGGCAGGTAATTTAGTTAGTATGGAAAAAGGAGCAAATGCTTCTTATAAACTTACAAAATCTAAAAAATCATTATATAAAATAAATGAATTTGAAAATATATTATTAAGTTTTATCAATAATTTCAAGAAATAATTTCCAATAACAACTTTCCTAACCAGACGACTGTCTGCCTATATCGAAAAAGCTCCTGAATTATTTTTTTCTTATGCCATAGGCTGAAATTTGTATATTTATAAAATATTATATTACTTATTATTAGTATAGATTTTTTACTAAAATATAAGCTCAGGAGTATATATGCTCGAAAAAGCTAAAAAAGCCCCTGCCAAAGGCACACCTGCGGTGAAAAATGCCCAAAATAAGCCAAAAAAAGCCGTTAAAATACCAAATCCGCCAGAATATTTTTGTGGGTATTCTTTAAAAAAATGGAAAGAACTTGCTCCTATTTTTACTGAAAAAAATATGCTTGGAGATGCCGATTTATCAGCATTTGAACTTTTATGTCTGCATTATGGTGATGCTATGAATCTTTATGAAGCTATGATTAATGAAGGAGGTTCTATAGCTGGATATTTGGCAGGTAAAAACTCTCAAACTATGGGAGAATATTTAGCATATCATAAAGCTATAACAGCATATACTAAAATGCTTACTGAGTTTGGTTTAACTCCTGCTTCAAAAAAGAAAGTTGTCATTCCTGAAACTGCAGAAGAAGAAGATGTTTTATCAAAAATGCTTAATGAATAAATTAAAAACTTATTATTTATTTTTTTCAAATATTATACTGTTTATAAGATTACTATGTTCTTTTTTTATGTCAGCTATATCGTTTTCTAGTTTTAATATTTGATTTTCTATTAGTTTATATTTATTTACAATATCTTCTAATTCATATTCAGAATCTGAAAATGGAAAAACCACTGTAGGAAGTATATCTTTATTAAGTGTGTATCCTTTAGCAGCTCTTTGAGCAAAAGGCTTATAGTTTATATTAGGAAGTATATAATATAAATAATCTTTTACTAATTCATTATTATATTTATCTTTTAAACATAATTTACATATAGCCTCATTTGTAAATAAATCCTCGCCAGCTATAGATACTTTTCCAATAGTTAGTTTGAAAGAAAATAATAAACTTCCTTTATTAAAATACTTATTTTCTCCAAGCTTATCATATCCTAATTGAGATAATTTTTCTTCCGTATCTAATATAATTTTTTCTTTCATATCAGATATTTTAACCCATAAATATTTATCTCCATAAAAACTTTTATTTTTTCGGGTTGGTGTCATTCCTAATATATAATCATAGCATATATATGAAAGTTCTTTAGGATATTTTATATTTTCATATTCTTTATAAAAATTAAGAAATAATTTATATTTTTCATTTTGTATTTTATCTATTTCTACTTCAAAAGCATTATTATTATTTTTTTTATCATTCCACCAAGTTCTTAAATTCGGTATATCATTTTCGCGAATAATAGTTCTTTTTTGATTTTTAGAAAATCCGTCATTTTTTAATTCATAAAACCAAATATTATTATGTTTTTTTTCTTTATTAAAAATTACTATAGAAGTTGGCTGTAAAGTATACGGAGCAAATGTGTAATTATCTAATTGTATAATTGACAGTATATTACATTCTTCTATTATTTTTTTTCTTAATTTTAAAATATCATTATCTCTTATAGAAAATAAAACACTATCTGGAACTATTACAGCAGCCCTTCCTCCATTTTTTAATGCATTAATTATATGCATAAAAAATACAGCATCTGCTTTTATAGTTTTCATACCATACAAATGAGAATAATCTGTTTTTTGATTGAATGGAAAGTTGCTTAAAACGACATCGTATTGTTCGTAAGCAGGATTTGCCAAACTATCCTGCTGTTTTATATGTGTATGCCCATCACCTGCTAATATCATATTCATTTTTGCTATTTTAGAAGTTTCGGTTAATTCTCCTCCGTATATTGTTTCTTCTTCTAAATATTTAATATTATCACCTGTTAAATTAGAATTTCTTTTAATAAATCTAAAAGCCTCTATTAAAAAACCTCCTGTACCGCAGCAAGGATCATATATTTTATCCCCAAATTTAGGCTGAATAAGTTCAACCATTAATTTTACTATATGTCTGGGCGTATAATACTCACCTAAATCATTTCCTATGGTAATAGAATTTTTCAAAAAATATTCAAATGCATCTCCCTTTACATCACTATCAACATCAAGCAGTGTTAATTCATCTAGTTTATTTACTATAGTTTTTAATGTGCTTCCTTTTTTTATTTTTAATGACGGTGAAAAAACATCTCCGCTATGATTATATTTATCTACTAATCTTTTAAGTATAGTATCATTTATATAATCCAGCATATCTTCTGCATTTTTTTTAGAAAATGCACTCCAAGAGTATTTTTTATCAAATCGTCTTTTTTCTCCTCTTAACTCTCTATCATCTTCTATTTCATCTATAAGTTTTAAAAATAAAATATTAGAAAATTCTGAAAATCTTTCTACTCCTTCTCTTAAACCTTCATTTCTAAGAAGATCATTTGTTTCTTTAAATATTGTTATCAAATCTTCTCTAGTTTTAGTTTTCTTATTAGAAGTTATAATATTACCGTTATTTTCTATAAAGTTTAATAAATGTTTTTCAGATAGTAAATCGTATATAGGTTCTCCATTTATTTTTAATGGTTCTTTATTAGAAACCCATCTTGATGATAAGATAAAACCATCATAAGCAAATACAACTTTAACATTTAAACATTTAGCATATTCTTCTGCCTGCTCTAATGCTTTCTCTATATCCACCCCAATTCTTTTAGTTTCGATAATTGCTAATGGTATATCTGTATTGCTTTTATAAAGTACATAATCAGGAAATCTGCCATTAGGATACAAAAGTTTTATTTTTTCTTTTTGTTCGTTTGTTTTTACTCGTTCGGTAAATACATTGCAATATTTATCAAATTCATTAGTAATCCATCCTAAATTATTTAGAATAATATCTAATTTTTTTCTTGTAGCACTCTCTAAAGGTACTGTATTAATTTTTATCATAATAAACTCTTGATTTTTTAATACATTTATCTCATATAAAGATACATTAGTAGCTATACTATCATCTAAATATGATGTTTCTCTAATTTAATCAATTAAAAATATATTTTACATTGCCTTTCCTTTTTGGATGATATAAATATATAGTATAGTCTTTTTTTGTCAACAATTTTTCTATAATATTTATCGTATTTTTGAGTTATAAATCTTTATATTTTTTATATATAATATGTACACTTATAATCAATATATAGATGATGTTATTAATAAAAAATTACCAGTATGTCAAGCTGCTTTTTTATCTGTGAAAAGGCATTTGGACGATATAGAAAAATCTAACGCCAAAGGCGGACTTCGTCAAAATAATGATTATCCTTTTTATTTTGATGAGAACGAAGCTAAACGTCCTATTACTTTTATTCAATCTTTAGTACATACGAAAGGAGAATGGGCAAATCATAATATTATACTAGAGCCTTGGGAACAGTTTATAATAGCAATCATATTTGGATGGAGGAGAAAGGAAAATAATTTAAGAAGATTTAAAAAGGCTTATGTTCAGGTGAGTAGGAAAAATGGAAAAACTACTTTTGCATCTGGAATTGGTAATTATTGTTTTTTCTGCGACAGTCCTGCAGAGGCTGGAGTTGAAATATACTATATAGCTACTAAAAAAGATCAAGCGAAAATTGCATGGAGTGAAAGCGAAAGGCAAATAAGAAAAGCAAAAGCTCTTAATAAAGAAGCAATTACATATAAACAAACTTCTACAATTACAAAGAAAAAAGATACTGCCTCAAAATCCAAACCGCTTGGACAGGACAGCAACACTGAAGACGGATTAAATCCGCATTTAGTTATAGTAGATGAATATCATGCACATCCTGATAATGAATTATTAAATGTTCTTGAATCTGGAATGGGAGCTAGAAGGCAGCCTCTTATATTTATAATTACTACGGCTGGATTTGATAAATCTTCAGTATGTTTTTCTGAATATGAATATGCAAAGCAAGTATTACAAGGTTCATTAAATAATGATGAGTATTTTACTATAATATACGAGCCTGATGACATCAATGATATTTGGGTATTTATGTCTGAATATAAAGAAAAATTAAATAAAAATGAAGATATTTCAAAGCAGGAAAAATTAATAAATAAAATTATTTTTCAAGCTAATCCTAATATAAATGTTTCTGTAAAAGACAGTTACCTAAAATCTAGGCTTTTAGAAGGACTAGATAAACCTATTCAGAGAACTGATATACTTACAAAGAACTTGAATGTTTGGACACAGGCGAGTGAAGTTTGGATTTCTTCTGACAGGTGGCTTAAATCTTATTTACATCAAAATATAAATATAAATGAATTAAAAGGCAGAAAAGCCTGCATCGGTTTGGATTTAGCAACAACAAGAGATATAGCGGCCTATGTTTTATGTTTTGATTCTATTGATAATGGTCCATATATACTTCTGCCTCGCTTCTTTATGCCTAAAGAAAATATAAGGCAGCGTTCTAAAGAGGACAGAGTACCTTATGAATTATGGGCTTCTCAAGGTTTAATTACTTTAACAAATGGTGATATAATAGATTTTGATGTTATAGAATCTTCAATCTTAAATGATGCCAGAAATTTTGAAATTATAGAAATAGCTTATGACCCTTGGAAAGCTATTGAAGTAGTTACTCATCTAAAAAAAGAAGGTTTTAAGATGACTGAGATAAGACAATCTTTTGCAGTTGGTGGTTTATCTGAAGGAACTTCTTTATTTGAAAAAACTATAGATGAACGCAAACTTCTACATGGCGATAATGCGGTTCTTAATTGGATGATAAGCTGCTGTGAAGCTAGAACGGATGGAAGAGATAATTATCTGCCTACTAAGCCTGATAGAAGAAGATCATATAAAAGAATAGATGGTGTTGTAGCCTCTATTATGGCTCTTCATAGAGTGATTAAAAATCATTTTGAAGATACGAAAAGTATTTATGAAAGTGAAGGTGTATTTACCTTATAATCTGGATACTTTATATATAATATATAAAGTATCCATTTAAATAATTAAAAAAGGTTTACGATACTTTCAAATTGTCTATTTCTGTTTCTGTTTTTGTTATATAATAACCTAATAATTCATTTATTTTTGTTTGCATTTCTTTTCTCATCATTCTTGATGATAATTCTAAAAAATCTGCATAATTATTTATAATATCATCGCTTGTATTAGTATCTACTCTCATGCTGTATACTCTGAAAGAAGATATTATTTTTCCGTCTCTATCTTTATCAGTTCTTACTATCTCCTCATTATTAAAATTAACTTCTGCATTATATCTATTCAAATCAACATCTAATTTATCATTCCTTAATAATTCCCTTATTGCTTTTGTAGCCTCTTCATTATTGTTTTTTATTATTGCTAATTCTTTTTTTAATTGTTTGTTCATTTTTAATTACCTCTTTTTTAATTATTTATAGTGTGACAATAACTCTGTTCCAAAAGATAGCAAGTTCTTTTCCGCAAAAAAGTTATTTTTTTCTCACTTATTTATTAAAATTAAGGCAAAAATAAGGGCATTAAAGCTCCTTATTTTTTATATAATATTAATTATGCTGCTAATACATCAAAAATAAAATCATGCATTATTAGAATATCTTTTTCTAATATTTTAGATACCTTATTTTTTATATTATCTTTTCTTAATAAATCAAAAGCATTAAATATATTTCTGTATAATTCAAATTTGCTGTCATCTATATTCTCTGTTAAATATATTTTATCATAAGAATATTTTATAGTTACTTTTTCATTATTTACAGCATCTAATGAAGCCCATATTATAATTTCATCTTTTATTTTAATTCTGATATCAAATGGTGTTAGGTCTATGTTTATATTTTTTATACCTGTTAGTATTTCTGCTATTTTTATTTTTATATTTTCTTTTGTTTCATGATATTTAATATTTAACATTTTTTCTTTTTCTTTATCTAATTCCATTTTATTACCTCTTATTTTTAATTATGTATGTCAGGGGCGTTAAGCCCCCTTATTTTTATTATTAAAGTCCTTTCATAAATAGCTTACATCCTGCTATATTATTATTAATGCTTTCTTTTAATTCTTCATAATCTTCTATAACATTTTTATTATTTTCTAGCATTTCAAGTAAAGATTCAAACTTATCAGCAGCACCATCGTATTCTTTTTTTTCTACTAAATCTAAAGCCTTTTCATAAATTATAAAAAACATTCTTAATTTAATCATTTTTAATTACCTCTTTTTAATTATTTATGTGATGACAATAACTCTGTTCCAAAAGATAGCAAGTTCTTTTCCGCAAAAAAGTTATTTTTTCTCACTTATTTATTAAAATTAAGGCAAAAAATAAGGGACTTTAATGCCCCTTATTTTATATAAATTACATTCTATACAATATGTAATTAGCTCCTTTTTCCATTATTTTATTCTTATCAAATTTATTCTTTTTATCTTTAACAAAATCTACAAATTCTTTAGTGGTAAACTTTTTAAATACATTTAATATTGCTTGTATATTAACATCAATTATAAGTTCTTTTCTTTCTTTATCATATACCCTTGAAAAAAAATCTTCTTCAAGTGTAAAGCAATCATCTTCTATTATAAAATTAGCTATAGCCTCAGATGAAGTTTTAGAAAAATTAGTGTTTTCTAATATTTTTTTAGTAATACTATCTAATGTAAAATTTGTCATTTTAATTACCTCTTTTTAATTATTTATGATGTGACAATAACTCTGTTCCAAAAGATAGCAAGTTCTTTTCCCCAAAAAAGTTATTTTTTTTCTCACTTATTTATTAAAATTAAGGCAAAAAATAAGGGGCTTAAAAGCCACTTATTTTATATAATTATTATATTATTATCCAATATAGCATATTACTAAATTATCGTCACTAATTAATATGTTATCTCTATACAATTTTTCATTCTCTTCTAAATATTGAATAAAACCCTCTGTATCAAACTCTTGATAAAAATCTCTGATAATATCATAACCTATAGATACTTCGTATTCATTATTGTCCTCATTTAATATAGCTATAATTGGTAATGATGAACCTTGCTCATTTTCTAATAAATATTTTGCTAATAATTCAGCTGCTTTTTCTGAATAGTATTCTTTTAATCCTTCTTTTATCTCATTCAAACTAAAATTAATCATTTTTAATTACCTCTTTTTTAATTATTTATGTGATGACAATAACTCTGTTGCGAAAGATAGCAAGTTCTTTTCCGCAAAAAAGTTATTCTTTATTTTTAAATTGCCAAATTATTAAATTGGTTATTTTTATAATTTTTTATCAATAAAATAATATAATTCAAAAAAGGAGATTTTAATGGATTCTAGAAATGGTATTACTATTAATTTTAATCAAGATATATATAGATGGATTGTAAAAATGGTTGAAAAAGCTAAAAAAGATCCTCTAAATTATTCTAATTCTACATTTGGAGGTTTTGTGCAGGCTTGTGTTGCAAAAGCTAAAAAAGAGTATGAGGAAAAAGGAAGCGAAATACAGAAATTAAATAAAAGAGTATTGGAATTAGAAAATCAAATTAAAAGAATTGACGAATTAGAAAATAAAATTAAAGAATTAGAAAAATGATATTGATACCCCCTAATAAAAAAGTTATCGCCATGCATAAAAGACTCCCCACTCGTTGCACCGATTGAAAGCCTGTAGAGATTTTACCCACCCCCACCAAACAAATATAAATCAGTTATAATTTTATTTAATGAATAAAAGTTAAAAAAAAATTATTTTTTTATTAAATTACTATTGACTTTTTGATTAAATGCGTATATAATATGTATATATTCAACGAAAGGAGGATATAAAAATATGGAAGCTATAACTTTCATAACTGCAGTGATATACTTGTTAGCCGCAATTATATCATTAGTTAATAGCATAAGAAAATAAGCTATTAATAAGCAGTAGAAAGCGGTTGGGGCTCCGACAAGCTCCAGCCGTAGCTTCCATATAACTATTATTATATATATATATAATAATAAGTCAATATAAATCAAGGAATAAGTTATGGAAAAAAAAGTAACAGAAAATAGAGGCGGTAAAAGAGAAGGTGCTGGAAGACCTGTCATAGATATTAACAAAGGTAAAATGAATAGACATAATATAACTATGCATGATGATATATGGAACAGTATAGTAGAAAAGGCTGCTGAACTTAATTTATCAGCTAGTCAGTATATAGCTATGATACATAAAGAATACATTAATAATAACTAGATAATATGAATATTAAAAGATATAAAATAAAAGAATTAGAAAATCTTATAAAAGATAGTGATACTGTAGAGAATATTATTAAAAGAAATTATTATAATAGATTATTATTTAATTCTTTTAATTTAAGAAACAATAAATTAAAAGAACTAGAAAATATTATAAAAAATAGATATAAAGAAATTAATAATATAAAAAATATTATTGTAAGATATAATGATATTGTTTTATTATTTAATTCTAATCTTTTAAAATGTCTAATAATAGATGATGAGCTTAGATGTAGCTGGACAGATGAATTGACAAGGGAACATCATATAAAACAATATAATAATATTGAAGAATTATTAATTGTATTAGATATCATATTAAATTGAACTATAGTTGCGATAACATAAATTATCGCAACAATATTAATTACTATATTCTAAAATAAGTTTTTTAATATACTTACGTACACTCATGTTCTTTTCTTTAGCTAATCTTTTTAATAGCTTATATTCTTTAGATTTGAATCTGCAAACTATTAATTGTTTTTTCATTATTCTATCTCCAAACTTTTTAAGTATATTCCTGTTATAGCTATACTGCTATGATTTAATGCCTGTCTAATAAGTTCTATGTCTTTGGTTTGTTTGTATAGAGTAACAGCAAAATAATGCCTTATATCATGTATAGAGTAGGCAGCTTTTATTTTACCTTGATTATATAAACGCTTTGAACTTCTATAAAATATGTTCCTTATTACTTCAGAGCTTTTATTTTTGAAAGGATTATTAAAAGAAAGATTATTCTGTTTTAATAATTTAATAACTTTGTCAGTAACTTTCCAGCTTATTTCTTTTCCTTTTGAATATGAATAATATTTGTTATTTCTTATTTCTAGTTTAGGTAAAGCACCAACACGCACACCGCATTCCATTATAAAAATGATGGCCACTTTTATGAGAGGATCAGATATATCTTTAATTATTAATTCAATTTCTTTTTTAGTTGGCACTTCCAAACGTTTCTTATTTTTTACAGGCGGACGAGTTTTTGTACCTCGAAAAGGATTTTTCATAAATGGATATCTTCTTTCTAAAAATGAAAAGAAAGAAGAGCAGGAAGAAACTAATGCACGTATACTTAAATTAGAAAGCTCACTAGAATTAACTTCTGTTATAAAATCATCAGCTTCTCTTGCTTTAATAAATAAAATATTTTTATTATTCATTTTGCAGTATTCCTCTAGTTTATTAAGTCCGTTTTTATACTGTCTTTTTGTGTGATTGCTTTTTGTTTTTGAACATTGCTTAAAAAAGTTTTCTTTTTCTGTTTCATAATCTATCTGTTTAATAAGCTGCTCTTCTTTCATATAGTCAAGTATATTCAAGTAGTTAGCTTGTTTGTAAAGAAGTTCTGCTTGCTCTTGGCTTATTATATTATTATTTTGTAATATTAATTCTTTATATTTTTTAGAAGCCATGTTTATACCTTTTCATTAAATTAAAGACAAAAGCCTTCATTTAATGAAAAGAATATAAACTTTTATAACTTTTTAAATATACATAGCTATTATTTATTTTTAGACTTTTATATTATATTATTTTCAATCAATACCGTAAAAATATTAGTAGGTGATATTTTTACAGTATCATAGTGATGTTACGAAGATAAGTGTTAATCTGTTAAAACTTGGAATTAGTTTCCTGAACTTAATGGATCTTCTTCATTCTCCTCATCTATTCTATAATTTGAATCATCTTCATCTTCTCCGAAAGATATTATCTCATTGTTTTCTTTTAATGTGTCTTCAAAAGATTTATTTTTTCTTTTATTAATTTCTTCTTGTATATCTTCTTTATAATTATCAAGCATTGTTACTTTTTTTAATTCTTCCAATTCTTCAAGAGTAAGTTCAGATATCCTTCTTCCTTGTGTTATTTTATTTTCAAGTTCACGGCTACGATTAAACTTTCTGCCTTGTAAAATATGTTTTGCCGTTTCTGAATATTTACATATAGAATCTAATTCACTTTCTAATAAAGATATTTCTTCTAATTCCTCATTAGAAAGCTGTGTCATATCTCTTCCATTTTTTATATTTTCTATTTTATTATTAAGTTCATGCTCTTTTATATTTTCTATTATTGTGTTTGATTTTTCTGCATTTTTAGTATTGTTATTATTGCTACTTTTCTTTTTTGATTTAGTCATACTTAAATCAAAAATACCTCTTCTATTTAATTCTTTTTTTATATAATCTTTATACCCTTGCTCTAACTCTTCACTATTATACAACTCAATTAATCTGTTATCACTGAATAAATTTAAATATACATTTTTACTAGGTCCATCCAGAGGATATCTTGAATAGTCTTTTTCAGGATATTCACAGTTATTATCAATATTTTCTTTTGTTTCTTTTTTACTAACTTTTGATATAAACCTCTGTATAGCATTCATTACAGTGTTGGCTTCTGCTATATCATCAGACATAAAAGTTATGCCAAAACGGCCTTTATTTTCTATAAAGTTTAGCTCTCTCATTAGTACTCCAACCTAATTCTTTTTTTATGTTAGAATTAGAAACTATTGTTTCATCTATATATTTTTTTAATATTTCTTTACTGTCTATATTAATTTCTTTTTTATTTATATCTAATATAACATTGCCTCTATCTATTGTTATCCTATGAAACCTATCATTTAAATAAAAACTAAATCCATTAAATGCCTCTATTATGATAGATGGCGAATAACTATCTGTAATAAAATCAATCAATTTCTGCTTTAATATCTTCATTTTATTTTCTGTTTCTTCAAAAGATATTTTATAATTATAAAAAGTTTCTCTAATAATCTGTTCCATTTTATCCTCTATAAAATATTATTATTTCTTTTATTTTCTAATTCCTCTTTTTTCATTATTGCTTTACCTATCATAAGTAAAAATACATTTGTAGGTATATTTTCTTTGTTACTTACAAAATATATAAACTCAGATAAAAAATACAAAATATCTTCACCGTTTATATTTTTTATATCAATTAATAACTTTTCTTCTGATGCATCTTTTTCCAAATGTATATATTCTCTATTATCTGTTTTCATAACTAACCTCATTAATAATCTTTCTTTTTATTTCCAAAAGCTCCATCTTCTTTTGCTGTTTTTCTGGAATGGCATCTTTTGCATAAAGCCTGCAAGTTTTTCTCATTATAAAACAATGGATCATCTTCGCTTTCTACTCTTTTTATATGGTCCACATGTTCAGCAAAGTTATGGCACTCAGCAAAGTTTTTACAAAGCGGATTTTTATTTAAAAAACTTTCTCTCAATGCACGCCATTTTTTACTTTTATATCTTTTATATGCTTTTTCATTACTTCGCATTATAAACACTCTTCACTTTTGAACATCTTATTTACAAGTTATCAACACTGTTGACAACTTATAAACATAGCATTATTCATTACTAGCTATCTCATCTTCTATATCAGTTAACACTGATTCAAAATCTTCATAACAGTATGGAGTCTGTCCATCTATACATATTTTAAATGCTCCATCTTCTAAATCTATATAGCAGTTGCATAAATCATTATTAATTTCTAATCTGTTTCTTTTAATCTCCATATCATCTTTTAATACAGGATATTGTTCAGCTATTTTATTTGATACAGCTTCTAAAATAGCTATTTTTGTACAAACATAATGTTCACGTAATTTTTCTAAAAATATCAT